GAAGACTACCGTGTTTCCTGTTCTGGTAAATGCGTTGGTACTCATATCACTTCCTTAATTTATGATGGCTGTTGATGTTTCTTTGTCTATGGTCATTACACCGTGACACACCACATTCCAATCTTCACTGTCTGCTGCTTTCTCGCTCTTTGATGGCACGTTAATTTGAAAGTTCTTAAACAAGTATTCTTTGTCGTTTTCAAACACACGCCAGCAATGTTCTAAAGTTCCTCTTCCTTCCATGCCACGGCTTTTGTTAAAGCGTATGGCGTACTTGTTCATATTACCTCCGCAGCCGGGGCTGGGCAAGCCTGTTGCGGGGCTGGTATTACAGTCAAGTTGAAGTGAACAAATTTTATTGGCTTGTCAGCCGCATGTCGAGTAAATGAGTGCATTAGCCAAGAATTAGCAAAAATCATCATGCCCGGTTTTGGCGTAAAGTTAATCATCTTGCTGGCTGGCGTTGCCGCATTCATGTCTTGCTCTGGCAAATCAATCTGCACCTTGGCTGCACGGGGGTCATGGAACACCACATGAGAACAGTCCTCTGGCGTTTCAAGGAAATAAAACCCAACAATCTGAGAACCAAAGCCATGAACGTGCGCGTCCATAGCTGAATGTTTATGGTGTTCCTGCGTCCACATTTCTGTGAACTGCACCGCCTTGTCCTGCATGGCGTAGCCCTGCTCATTAAGGATGTTCCAAGCAGTGGAACCTACAAACTCAGAAAACTTAGCCAGCCGTAAGTCAGCGTAATAGTTGTTGCTCATGTACACCGGGTAGAGTTCGTTAAGCGTTTGTTCCTTGCGGGATTCTGCCAGCGACTCCTCTGACACTTGGTTAACCGTCTCTAAAAAGTCAGGCCGCTCAATAATGTAAATCGGGCAAGGAAAATGGTATGCAACTTGTAATTGCGTATTTGCTACGACTTCAGCCACCGATTCAGCGGCTTTGCATACAATTTCGGTCATTGTGTTACCTCTACCCATGATGATGTATAAAAGTCCAGTTTATAGTTTTTGCCGTCATCTGGGCGTTGAGGCTTGTCAACCCAACCGTTATTAGCGCCACTCCAAATCACTTCTCTGTCAGTTGGGCGGGGAATTGGCGGCTCATATTTTATAATTTCTTCGTTAAATGTCCAAGCAGAAAAATTATCCCGTTGTGGAAGTTTTTCCCACGCCAATTTATAAGCTTCAATTTCACGTTGTTTTTTTGCTTGTACTATTGCAATTTTTTCTTCTTCAGATACTTGTATGATTTGGTGTATGTCTGTCCACACACCATCTAGTTTTTCATAAGTAACGTGTGGGTCATTAAATATTTCGTAGTCGCCTAATACAGGGGGCACAACACGAACAAACGGCTCCCAATTTAATGGAATGCCATCAGGAAAAGCTTGCAAAAGATTTTCTTCAGTAGCCGGATGTTCAACAGGCTGACCATCTTCAACTCTAATATACAAGTTCATGGTGACCCCGCGCAAGTTGATGGAAACGACCGAGAACATCCGGGCCAAATAATACGAACTGCGCCGCTAGCGCCAGCGCCACTAACACCTAGGCCGCCTCCACCGCCGCCTCCATAACTGCCGCCTTTGCCTTGATTTGGGGGGGTAATATAGTTATTACCAGAATTTCCACCTGAGCCTCCAACGCCGCCATACCCACCGCAAACACTTCCCCCAGTAGCGCCTTTTCCGTTAACATCCACTCCACCGCCACCACCGCCTCTAGTGCCACCAACCCCGCCGCCACCGCCTCCAGCGCCGCCGCTATTTGTAAAAGCAGCATATCCTCCTCCACCTGCGTTGCCACCACAACCGCCGTTTCCGTTTATATAGCCTGCCGCACCACCACCGCCGCCACCATTAGAACTAGCAGGATTACTAGTAAATCCTCCGCTAGAACCGCCATAGCCTCCGCTTTGACCGCCTGTACGAGCACCTGCTGCAATGCCTCGGCAACCAATACCGCCGCACGATGCACCATTGCCTCCACCGCCGCCAATCGTATTGCATCCAGTAGGCCAATTAATTGATGAACTACCTCCAGCAGCACCTACAACTATAGTTCTATTGCTAGTGACTGGACGATTGTTGTAATAAGCAAGCCCACCACCGCCACCACCGCCACCAGATACATAAAAAGTAGTGGGAATGCCGCAAATACAACAAACAAAGGTATACCCTGAACCACCGTTACCGCCGCCTCCAATTGCAACAACAGAAATGTTAGTTACTCCCGCAGGGACAACCCATGTGTATGTTCCCGGCGTTGAATATAGTTGAGAACCCGGCGCTGCGCTGGCTGCGCTACTCATAAAGCCAAAGGCTTGTTGAATACCACTCATGTCAAGCCACTCCCTGCAATAATCCAAGTTGTGTTTGCAACTTTAACGGCAGTTGCTGTACCGTATTGAGCTAATGTGCGTGAACCTGTTGTACCAGCACTAGACAAATACATAGTATCAGTAGTGATTGCAATTGTTACTGCGTTTGCAGATAAGTTAACAAAACTAACTGCTGTTCCAGTTGTGTAAGAAACAGAACTGTTTGCTGGTATTGTGTAACTAGCATTAGCAGAACCAGAAGCGTGATAAATGTGTTTCCCAGCGTCTGTTGCAACAAGTGTGTAATTTCCTGTTTGTGGGTTTTGTGGAATTCCTAAAAAACCAACACTGTTTGTTCCATCAACAGTACAGTTTGCTAAATTTCCAGACGAAGGTGTGCCAAGAGCAGGTGTCGTAAAGTTTGGTGATGTGGTTAACGCTACTACCGTACCAGAACCGTTAGTGGTGTAAGACGTACCCCATGCAGTGCCGGTAGAGTTGGCAATACCAGCGCCGGGATAAACCTGTGCTGTACTGGCTGCTGCGTTAGACACCCAAGTAGTGCCGTTAGACACCAATACATTTCCGGTAGTACCGGGAGCCACTAACTGAACATTGTTAGTTCCGTTGCCAAGCACCACGTTGTTAGCAGTCAATGTTGTAAGGCCTGTACCGCCTTGTGCAGCATTAATAGGCGCAGACAAAGAACTGACGGTGGCATTAACTAGCGTCACGTTAGCAAGACTGGTAATGGTATTGCCAAGTTGTACTGCTGCATTACCTATCGTAATTGCGGTGGCAAAGTTGCTGTCAAGCTGAGACAACGGAATAGCTGCTGTAGCTGTGCCAAAGGTATAGGGAACTGCCATTTTAGAACCTCACTCTTAATTCATGTTCAAATTCAAACGTGTTGTACACAAAAGATGAACTGTTACTGGTTATTGTTAAACCTAAATACTTACCGTATTGCTGTGCGTCACTCTTGTACAGTGCATACCCGTTAGACGTTATCCAGCCAATAGTGACGTTGCTGTTGTTCTTCCACGGGATATTTGTTCCCGAATTGTTATACCAAATGACCGAGTTGTCTAGTGTGTAGACGGGGCTAGAACCAGCTTCACTGTCTACTGTCACATTTAGGGTTGCCGCATTGGACAAAGTAGCCTCAATACCAAATTTGAGGGCTTGTTTTGTCCGTATCGGGTCACCCATAGGCATCAGGGCGGTGCGGATTGTGCTGGCTATTCCTGCCGTAGCGTTGCCGTACAGACGAGACAGGTCTGTGCCGGTAGTGCCATACAGGTTTATCAGGCCGGACAGGGGGACTGACGTAATGTAGGTCAAGCTACCTTGGCTAGTGACAAACCACTTCTTCTCAAAAAAAACACACTGAATTTGCCGAGGAGAGGACAGCGGGTCATTGTAGGTAAATGAGAATGCCGCGCATAGGATGTTGTTGAGCAGCACCTGACCGCCGGACACTGGCTTGGTGAAATCAATGTACGGGAATATGCCGTCCAACTGGTCAGAAATCTTGCTGGTGGTAGAGCCAACAAGGGCGTACATACCGTAGTCGTTCATAAACAGAACAGAACGGAAGTACGGGAATATGGAATAAATACGTTTTGTACCTACGCTGGCGCTGACGTTAGTGTTGGTAAACAGGGTTGCGCCCGTGCTAGTAACCCGTAAGTCTGAGAACACGTTAATGCTGTCATCACCAAACACATACAAAAAGTTATTGGCAGATAACAAACCTTGAATGTTGCCGTGCAGCGTAGAGTCTGTCAGGGTAAAAGAACCGGCAGACACGGATGTGAAGTCACTGTAACTTCCAGCAGCCGAGTAGTACACAGTACGTCCAGCCGCTACCCATGCCCTGCCGGAGAAGGTGGCAACGTCAACAATTTGGTCAAGATTAATAATACCAGTTGCGGTAGCACCAGAGCCGGGAGTAGGACTGCTATCAGCTAATATAACTTTGACGTTGGAAGTAGATGTATACCCAGCCCCCGGATTGGACATGATGACTTGGGTCAGTTGACCGCCACTGACAATAGCATTGCCTGTAGCCCGTGTTGTCCATCCTGTACCATCTCCAATAGTCACTGTGATGTTGGACGAGTTGTTGTAACCCGTACCAAACGTGTTCATCACCACAGACACTGTGCCTGTCTTAAAAGTAATTAGTGAAGCTAGGGCCGTAGCGTTGACAGTGGCATTGCCGCCAGCAACAGTAACAGTGGGAGGTGATGTATATCCTTGACCAGCGTTTGTCAGAGTAATGCTAGTAATAACATTGCTACCACCAACATTACCAATTGTGGCTTCAGCAGTTGCTTGTACGTTGCCAGTTAATTCTTGTGGCGCAGACAACGTGACAGAAGGGGTGGTTACATAGCCATTACCCGCATTCCTAATGCCAATAATGCCTACAGAACCAATGCTAGACAGGTTTGCCCCATCCCAAGTAAACAAACCGTTGCTAGGGTCACCAATGATGACGCGCTGATTCTTGTATTGGGCGGCAGATACACCAGAAACAGAGAATGTCCCTGCGTTGGCTACATTGCCAACATTAGCAGTTCCGCTGCTGTCTAACTTGGCGTATTGCGCCCTACCGTTGGCCTCAAAAGCAACAATGTAATCACTAACATCAATGTTGGCAGATGTAAGGTAGCTAACAGTATTGCCAAACGCAATAGCGTTGCCACTCAAATCTTTAACGCTAGACTGCGCCGGAACAATCTTAATATTGCCGTGACCAATCGGCATGGCATTTTCAATCCACGCAAACTCTTCTTCTTTGATTGCCGTCCTATTAGCCTTGGTGTTTAGGCTAGTGAAGTTTTTAACGACAGCATAAGACTTTTTTTGTTCTGCCGCTGCCATGATTAGTACGCTGAAGAATAAGGGTCTGGAATACGCCGTGTAAACACCGAGTTCAGCACTGCATTAACATGCTTGCCGTACTCTTGTTTGTAAATTTCAGCTTCACCGTAGCTTTGTTCTTTGTACTTGGCTTTGTAGGCCGCATAGAAAGCAACAGGGGTGGTGTATGGGGAAACAATAGAGTCTGTAACGCTTGGGTCTGTTGCAACTAGAGCAGTTGGCATAACCACCGTGTCTAACTCTATGTAATAGCTTTGGTCTGGAACTGGCGAGATGTAAATCTGCCCCTGACCATAAACGCTGTAGCAAATTGGCCTACCAACGTAGTTTTGCCAGTAACGCAACTGAGCATTAAAGTTAGACCACGGCAAATAGCGCAGGGGAATTCGGCTGTTACCCCAATACAGATTGACGTTGATGATGTCTAGCGTGTACTGAGCGTTAGGCATTGCCGCATAGGTAATGATTTCCGCATTGCTAGAGTATTGCAGGGTAGCTGTTCCGTCTGTAAAAGGCGTAGACGGGGGGAATGTGCTACCAGATGCCGGGTAAGGCGGAGGAGTTGATGCAGTTGTGCCGCTTGCGGTAACTGCGTAGATGAAAATGTTGCTAAATATGAACTGTCCTGCTGTTACAGCAAGGTTAGCAGACCAAGGTATAGCTACAACCCCTGTCGTAGACAAAGGTGTTTGAGTAATTTGTAACGTGCGAAGGCAACCAGTGTCCCTTACTACGCGAGTACGGGCATCGTTAATGTAGTCCGTTAACTCAGCGTCAGACCAGAAGTTCCCGTTAGCATCGTGTAAAAGCCGCCGGACTTCCGTAATGTAGGAAGAAAGTGTTGCCATGTGGCTTCCATTTTAGGCTGCCCTTTGATTAACTTTTCCCCCCACGTGTTTTTCAACACGCAGAGGTACTACGCTAACCGCCGAGGGTAGGGAGCGGTCTTGTTGGGCCGACTGAGAAGTTATCTCAAACTTGTTCAGTCTCTCAATCCCAGAATCTAAATCGGCATGAGAACGTATCCAACCCAGACGGGCCAGATACGGTTCTTTGTCCGCTGCACCGTAACCAAATACATGTTGTGCAACATGCAGAGGAACTTCTACGGGTTTACCCCTAAGAAACTCATAAAAGACACCACCGTACCCGTCTGTGAGTGCGGAGTCGCTTCTATTGGTTACAAATACAATTTCTGTCATAGGTTCACAACGTCACCGTAAACTATAACTTCACAAGTTGCATCATTAGCAGTGGTTACTTTTACCCACAAAGCACCTGACGAATACACGTTAGAAACGGCATTCGCGGTAGGTGCAACGTCTTGGAAAGTAGTTGTGCTTGTAATGTTTGCGAGTTTAGTAGTTGCAAATATAGCATTAGCTTGGTTGCCATCGCTTGACGTAAGAATACTTACATTAGCGGTGGCAGCACTTGCGTTTGCGTTAGCAAAAGTGACACGGCGAACTATGTAGTTTGTACCAACCACAGACATCACAGCCGCAGCATTGCTTACCGCATTTAACGGAACAGGTTGCGAAGTAGCAATAACAAAATTGCCAAATGAGTCTGGGAACTTAGCGCCTACATGGTTTGCGTTCATGTCTGCTCCTTAACTATTGTAAGTACCGGGAGCGTTGTTGCCGCCGTTAGACGTATACAGAGTCAACGACTGAGTGCTGGTAGTTGCGTTTGCACGCACGTTCCAACCGTCAGAAATAACTGTACCGCCAGTATTGGCTGCAATGTACGTTGTCCAAGCGTTTGCATTCGCAGCAGTGTAAGCATTCACTTCAATGGTCACGTTGTTCGTGGTTTGAGGAAGAATGTATGCACCAGCGGGAACAAACTGAGCAGACGATGTACCAGCGTTCATCAGGGTTGCGTTACCAATACCAATAGCGGTAATGGTGATACCTTGCAGATACGCACCAGCCGTGTTGGTAGATGCGTTAGCAAGTAGGATTTTATTTAGGGACAATGACATGTTCTATGCTCCTTACAGCGAGAGATAGTTGTAACCTGTCACCTTGGTCATCGACTTAGGCTTGACGTTCACCAGTTCGGCAATCATCAAAACTGCACCGACATAACCAATCTGC